GATCCTTTGGTGCTTCTCTGTTCCTTTGTTCTGATTATATTATAGCACTCTGAATTAGCACTGTCAAGGGGAGAGTGCTAATTTTCACACAGGTTTCATATTTTTGACAGAAATGTCACATTGGGTAAAAGCCACATCTGCATGAGGGGCAGGGATTTTTCTCTGACCTTCTTTTTCATATACTGTGAAGTTATCATCTGTGAGGAGGTATGCGATGACCAACGAACAAAAGCAAGCTATAGCTTCCATGCGTGATTCAGGAGTACCAATTACTTCTATTGCACAGCAGCTCGGACTTTCTGTGAATACGATCAAATCCTACTGCAAGCGGCACGGCATTCACTCCAGCAATCAGTCCAGCAAAAACATCCTGTTCTGCTTACAATGCCACAAAGAGATTCCGCAGGCTGAACACCGTAAAGAAAAGAAGTTCTGCTCCGATAAGTGCCGCCAACTGTGGTGGACTGAAAACACGGCATTGATTCCACGAGAATCTCAAATTGAACGCATCTGTCCAGTTTGCAAAACTTCATTCTTATCATACAAAAGCAAGCACCGCATTTATTGTTCCCGCACCTGCTACGGAAAATCGAAGGAGGTATATCATGACCAAAAGTGAACTGTTCGATAAGATGTACCATTACCAGAGGGTTATGTCATGGGTGCGTTCCCTACTCACCAATTCCCTTATCACCAAGGCTGAGTACGCCAAAATTGATACAATGATTGCACAGAAATACGGCATATCTTCGTGCAGCATATTCCGCTAAAAACCGCATAAAATCGTTGACTAATCTCCGAATAGACGGTAACATGGTAAGCGAAGGAGGTGTTGCTGTGTGGATAAAAATGACCGCATAGTAGAAAGGGTTCAGTTCCCCAACAAGCCCACTGTCAAGCTTCTGAGAACGGCAGCATACGCCAGAGTGTCCAGTGGTAAGGATGCAATGCTCCATTCCCTGTCGGCGCAGGTCAGCTACTACAACAGTTTAATACAAAACAATCCCGAATGGCTGTTCTGCGGCGTGTACGCAGATGAAGCACTGACCGGCACTAAGGATAACCGAGAGAACTTTCAGAAACTGATCTCAGAATGCCGTGCCGGAAACATCGACCTTATTATAACAAAGTCGATTTCGAGGTTCGCCCGAAACACTGTCACGCTGCTGGAGACTATCCGTGAACTGAAAGAACTGGGTGTAGATGTCTATTTTGAAGAACAAAACATCCATTCGATCAGTCCTGACGGTGAGTTCATGCTGACACTCTTAGGCTCGTATGCACAGGAGGAAAGTTACTCCGCAAGCGAAAACCAAAAGTGGCGTATCCGCAAGGATTTTGAACAGGGGCGGCTCGGCAGCATTACCATGCTCGGCTATGAACGTAACGCTGACGGTACACTTATCATTGTTCCCGAAGAAGCGGAGATCGTAAGAATGATTTTCAACGACTTTCTCAGTGGTATGGGCAAAAACGCAATCGCAAACAAACTGCTTGCAATGGGCGTTCCGACCAAGGGCGGTGGCATATGGACTGCGTGGTCGATTCGCCGTATATTGAAAAATGAAAAATACTGCGGCGATCTGCTTTTGCAAAAGTCCTACCGTGAAAACCATATCACAAAGCGGAAAATGCCAAACCACGGAGAACTGCCGCAGTATTATGTGGAAGAAGCGCATGAAGCCATTATTGACAAGGACACATTTCAACAAGTACAGGCTCTTCTAAAGATGAAACATGACTATTTCACACCGAACAATCCGACAACTGGTACCTACCCCTTTTCTGGTATCATTCACTGCGGCTGCTGCGGAAAGTACTACCGCAGGAAAGTTCAGCGATATCGTACCACTTGGATATGCTGGACTTATAACGCAAGAGGCAAGAAATTCTGTCCGGAGTCTAAGCAGATACCGGAAGATATCCTGTATGATAAGTGCTGTGAGGTTTTAGAACTTCCCGAATTTGATGCTGAAGTATTCAGAGCTGAGATTGAAGATATTCTCGTACCGAATGCAAATGTGTTGACTTTTCTTTTCAAAGACGGTCACGAGCAGACAGTCCACTGGGAAGATCATTCAAGATCAGAAGCGTGGACGGCGGAGAAACGCTCACAGGCAGCAGTGTGCGGCAAGAAAGGTGCGGCAGCGAGAGAAAGGAGAAAGAAGAAGTGAGCAAACAAGTAACAATCATTCCAGCAAAGCTGAACCGTGCAACATTCACGCCCTTAGATCAGCCGAAAAAACGCAAGGTTGCCGGATACGCACGAGTTTCAACCGATTCCGAAGAACAGCAGACCTCCTATGAAGCACGAGTTTCCTACTACACAGAATACATTCAAAAGCGTGCAGACTGGGAGTTTGCGGGCGTGTATACGGATCAGGGTATCTCGGCGACCAATACAAAGCACAGAGACGGTTTTAATCGAATGATCGCAGATGCTTTAGACGGTAAGATAGATTTGATCGTTACGAAATCAGTATCCCGTTTCGCCCGAAACACTGTGGATAGCCTGACGACCGTCAGAAAGCTGAAGGAAAAAGGCGTGGAGGTCTACTTCGAGAAGGAGAATATCTACACCCTCGATTCCAAGGGCGAATTGTTCATCACCATAATGAGTTCCTTGGCACAGGAAGAATCACGATCCATTTCTGAGAATGTAACGTGGGGACAGCGAAAGCGTATGGTGGACGGCAAGGTCACAATGCCTTACGGACGATTCTTAGGATATCGTAAGGGCGAGGACGGGCTTCCTGAGATCGTACCAGAGGAAGCTGAGGTTGTCAGGCTGATATACAAATCCTTTATGGAAGGAATGTCCTACTACAAAATCGCAAAAATGCTGATGGGTATGGAGATTCCTGCCCCTGCCGGCGGTGAGAAGTGGCACAGACGAACTGTGGAAAGCATTCTCACGAATGAGAAGTACAAGGGTTCGGCACTGTTACAGAAAAAGTTCACTGTGGACTTCCTGACGAAGAAGCAGAAGGTCAATGAGGGTGAAGTGCCGCAGTATTTCGTGGAACACAGTCATGATGCGATCATTGCCCCGGAGGAGTATGAGCTGGTACAGGCAGAAATAGAAAGACGAAAAGGACTCGGCAAAGAGTATAGCGGCAGGTCTATTTTCTCGGCAAAACTCGTCTGCTCCTGCTGTGGCGGTTTCTTCGGCTCGAAAGTGTGGCATTCTACTTCCAAATACCGCCGTGTGATCTGGCAGTGCAATCACAAGTTCAAGAACGGAGAGAAGTGTAAAACTCCGCATCTGTATGAGGACGATATAAAAAAGCGGTTCATCGAGGTATGCAACAGGATAGCAAGCGACAAGGAGGATTTTTTGCTCTCCTGTCAGCAAATCGTGGAAATGCTCACCAACACCGCAGCACTGGACAAGAAAATCGAATCGCAGTATATCTACCTGAACGGGCTGGCGGTCTCGATGCAGGAGTTCATTAAGGAAAACGCTATGAAACCACAGGACGAGGATTTCTACAAAAAGAAAATGGCAGAGTACAATGCGCAGAAAGCTGAAGCTGAAAAGGTTCTGCACAACCTTCAGGACAAGAGAGCCGCCCGGCTTTCACGCAAGGAACTGCTCGAAGGACTGATTCGGACAATGAGCAGAGAGGGTATTGTGACCGACAACTTTGACGCCAAACTCTGGCTGCTGCTGGTGGAGAAAGCAACTGTGGGAACAGACGGAAAGCTGAACTTCACGCTGCGGAACGGCATGGAGATTGAAGTGTAATAAATAGTTTTAAGGGGCTGTGGATGCCAATGTGATACTCTCACGCTGGCTCATCCATAGCCCCTATTTTTTTGCCTATTTACAGCCTACTATGAGTTTCGTCACAATAATCAACGATAGCCCGAAAAAAACGAAAAATGCACCCTCTCAATTTGCGTTTCGTTACAAAAATCAACGATAACTTTTGCTATCGTTGATTTTTGAGGTATGTTACTGCATTTTTGCCCTATTTAGACTGTTTTGAGGCTCGTATAAGCCCATATCTGTCACTATACCGTTTCCGATTGCCCTCAAAAACTGCGTATTATCTGCATTTAGACAGAATAATGCACCCCAACTTCGATTGTATCAAAATCGGGGTGCTAATATGGTTGGGGCAGCGGGATTTGAACCCACGAATGCAGGAGTCAAAGTCCTGTGCCTTACCGCTTGGCTATACCCCATTATGCTCTGCACTGCTGCTAAAATCCAACAAGTTA